GACGTTGACCTTCAGGGCAATGACCTGAACGTTTGGTGTTATGAAGCAGCTAGGAAAATGGTTCGCTATGGGCACATCGGTGTCCTGGTCGATGCTCCTGCTGCTGGTGAGCTTGGTCGTCCTTACTGGGTGACCTACACCCCGCGTGAGATCCTCGGCTGGCGCACTGAGTTAATTGATGGCGCACAAAAGGTCACACAGCTTCGCCTACTTGAAAAGGTCATCGTTCCAGATGGTGACTACGGCGAGAAGGAAGTCGAGCAGGTACGAGTGCTAACGCCTGGTGCTTTTGAGATCCATCGTCATGACGCCAAAGGGCAATTCGTGATCCATGACAGTGGTACTACCACGATGGATCACATCCCGTTTGCCGTTGCATATTCCAATCGCGTGAACTTCATGGAGTCACGCCCGCCGCTGGAGGACATCGCCAATCTCAACCTAAAGGCGTATCAGGTCCAATCTGATCTTGACAACCAACTGCATATCAGTGCAGTGCCAATGCTTGCCTTCTTTGGTTTCCCAAGCTCTGCTGAGGAAGTCTCAGCCGGTCCTGGTGAAGCGATCAGCTTCCCGGCAGAAGGGCGTGCAGAATATATCGCGCCGCCTAGCAGCGCCTTTGATTCGCAGTTCCGTCGCCTCGATCAGCTTGCTTCACAGATCAATGAGCTAGGGCTGTCTGCTGTGCTCGGTCAAAAGCTGTCCGCTGAAACTGCTGAATCCAAGCGCATCGACCGCAGTCAGGGTGACAGCACGATGATGGTCATTGCACAGAACATGCAAGACCTGATTGATAACTGCCTTGCCCACCATGCCCACTACCTCAATATCGAGGAAGTTGGCAGCAGCTACGTCAACCGCGACTTCCTTGGCACACGCCTTGAACCGCAAGAAATCCAAGCACTCCTACAGCTCTACACCGCTGGCACCATCACCCAGAAAACACTGCTCGATCAGCTTTATGAAGGCGAGGTGCTTGGTGATGAGTTTGATGTTGAAGAGGAGATTGAGTCAACTCAAGCTGGTGGTTACATCGAAATGGCAGCACCTGAATCCCGTGCGTTGGCTTCAATCCCAGAAGAGTCTGCTGAGCCAGAAGACGAGGATGAGATGCCAACATGATTGGGTGGCAGGAGGCTTGGTCATGGGCGCTTCAAAGCCACGCAAGCAACAGCTAAACATCATTCAACATCAGCTAGAACAGTCGGTTTATGCTGTCGTTCGTGTTGCCTGGTTTCGTAACGGCAAGGAATACGAGGTCGAAGAGATGCAGCTTGAATACGGCGTCGAACATGTTGAGTACGTCTTGCATGGCTTGGTGGAACGCTGTCTTCGTGCCGGTGCTGATGTGATGGTCATGTCACCCTGCTCCGCCGAAGAATTAGGGCTGGTGTCATGACACAGCACGCTGAGTTCTTTCGTAATGCCATTGACCTGAACCGTTACAGCAACGGTGTCGCACGGCGCGTTATCAGGGCTTACAACGATGTGATCCTTGATGCGACAGACAGGCTTGCCACGCTTGACCCAGAAACGCAGACAGCAGCACGATTGCGTGCGATCCTCGCGCAGCTCAAAGAATCACTCTCCACTTGGTCCGGCGAAAGCACGGCATTGATGGCGCAGGAGCTGCAGGGCTTGGCAGTCCTGCAGTCAGATTTCATGAGCCAGCAACTGCAAGACTTATTGCCAGCAGGATCGCCCACTGTTGTTCGCACGGTGGAAATCAGCCCGCAGTTTGCTCAGGCTGTTGTCACCACTGATCCGACGCAGCTTGGAATCGTCTCTCTGAGCGATCAACTGCCAGGTGCAACCAGAACTGCTGTCGCACGGATCACGGTTGCAGATGGTACCACTTTGACGTTGCCCAATGGTGAAGTAGTCCGCAAGGCGTTTGAAAACATCGGCACCAAACAAGCTGAGATGTTCAGTCAAGCAGTCCGCAACGGGCTTCTGACTGGCGAATCAACCGACAGCATTGTGCGTCGCTTGCGCGGCAGGTTAAACCGTGAACAGCTTGGAACCACACAGCAGATCATCCAGCAGGGTGGCTTGCTGACCTCAATGCCGGACAACCAGATCCGCGCCATTGTGCGTAGCAGCATCACGCAGGTATCGGATGCAGCAATGCAGCAGGTAGCAGCCGCAAACCCTGATGCCACCAGAAAATATCGCTACACCGCCATCCTCGATACACGCACTTCACCAATCTGCCGCTCACTTGATGGCAAGGTCTACAAATGGGGTGAAGGTCCACAACCGCCGCTGCATTTCAACTGCAGGTCAATGCGGGTGCCAATCGTCAAGGGGTTTGCAGCGCGTGATGCTGAGTTGCGTCAGACGTATGGCGAATGGCTGATGGATAACCCAGCCAAAAAGGAGCAGGTCTTTGGCAGCAAGACGCCGTACTTCAACTACCTAGCAAAAAGGTATGGACCGAATGATGCGTTACGGCGTTTCGTTAGGGAAGATGGATCCGAACTAACCTTGGAACAACTCAAGCGACGTTACCCCAATGTCAAACCAAGAGTTCCAAACGATTAACCTCAACGGCGAACAGGTGCTTGCACGTCAGGTCAGGCTGGCTGATGGCACCCTGCAATGGCGCAATAAGTTCGGCCTAGCATTAGGGCAGGTGGAGCCGATCAATGGCAAAGGCAACGTCAAAGCAGCAAAAGAAAGTGGGCAAGGTCATGTCGGAGTACAAGGCGGGGACGCTAAAAAGCGGCAAACCGGGACCGGCAAAGGGACCCAAGGTAAAAAGCCGTAAACAGGCGATTGCCATTGCTCTCAGCGAAGCTGGTCTCGCCAAGCCTGGCAAGAAGGGAGGCAAGAAGAAGTGAAGCGCGGTGATCGTGTGAGCTGGTTGTACCAAGGTGCCCGCACCTATGGCATCGTGACCAGTACGCCTGGTGCAGGCTCTCATTCCATCAAGGGTCCGACTGGTGGCACCGTCACCCGTCTTGGCACTGCTGATGATCCAGTGGTTGCGATCAAGTCTGAAAGCACTGGTAATCCGGTGCTGAAGAAGCGGTCAGAGTTAAGCCCTGCGCCAAAGCGGAAATGATTACCTACCGTGGCGAGCAGTTCGAGGGGTATAACAAGCCCAAACGGACGCCAAAGCATCCGAAAAGCTCTCATGCTGTTCTCGCCAAGGAAGGCGACAAGGTGAAGCTCATCCGTTTCGGTCAGCAGGGCGTGTCAGGCTCACCAGCGCAAAAAGGAGAGTCAGCAGCAGACAAAGCCAGAAGGGCATCGTTTAAAGCGCGACATGCCAAGAACATCGCCAAAGGCAAGATGTCAGCGGCATACTGGGCTGACAAGGAAAAGTGGTGATCACCTGTCTTCCTGCAGGAAGATCCAATCTTTAAGCTCAGCAACGTACGAGCGCAGCTCCTGTGCTTTGGCAGCGTGCCAGCCGTTGCCTGTTTCAAGGTATAACGCTGTATGACGATCAATAGCCTTTAGGCACTGGTGGATCAGGGGATTCCAAGGTTCACGCAATGGCGTGTTCCATTCCCGTTTTGACATCACCAGTTACTAACCACTAATGTAGGACCGCAAAAACCCTGCGGGTTATTCATGTCAGACGAAACACAAGCACAAGAGCCTGCGGCTTTTGATGCTTCACAGGAAGTCGAAGCACTGCAAAAAAGACTGGCGGCGATGGACCGCAAAAATGCAGAGCTTCTGGATGAGTACAAAAAAGCAGTCGAGCAGGCAAAAGCAGTGCCTGATGGAATCAACGTCCAAGAGCTGCTTGATTTCAAAAGACAAGTCGAGCAACAACAGCTTGAATCTCAAGGCAAATACTCCGAAGCCAGACAGGCTCTGGAGCAGCAATACCGTGAGGCGACGGCGGCAAAGGACCAGCGCATTGCAGAACTAGAGTCCCGTGTGCGGGAACTTGAGCTGCTAACGCCTGCTGTTAGCGCCTTGGCTGACATCGTTCATGATCCTGACCTCATCATGAAGACCAAGCTGTCACCCGATCAAATCGAACGGGAACCTGACGGCACCGTGGTCGTGGTTGACGGTTACCAGCGCACACCAGTACAGGAATGGGCAAAAACCCTGCCGTTCTGGATGCAAAAGCAACCGAAGCCGCAAGGCAGTGGCGCACCTATCGGGCGTAGCTCCGGCGAGATCCCAGCAGGCATTGCAAATCCCTTTGCACCCGAAAGCTACAACCTGACTGAACAATCACGGTTGTTTAGAACTGATCGTGACTTGTATGAAAAGCTAAAAGCACAAGCCAGCCGGTAATATGTCGTCAACCGGCTGCGCTGGTTAGGGCTGCGCCCATACCTACAAACACTTTTG